AGAACTACAAAACATGGTGACCGAAGGGTTCATATACTCAATACCGCTCGCATGTACATGGAGCCAAACACCTGCAAGCACTGTGAAAAGAAGACTGAGGAATGGGAGGACGCAAACTGTTGCGACTCCTGCTACTGGGCGAGGCTAGATGCCCAGATAGCCGCAGACCCCTACGGAGGGGACGACTTCGCGTTGTACAACGCCATGGAAGCGTGGTGATACAGAAGGGGGTTGGGGGCCGCCCCCTTTTGTACTTTTCGCCGGAAATGTTTTGTAGTTTCTCGGTTTGGGTTAGTTTGAGCGGAAATGTTTTGTAGTTTCGGGGTTGCGGCGGGGGGGCGATACTACAAAATGATTTGTAGTTCCGGGCTGACGCACGCGCCCCGGACTCACAACTACAAAATATCAGACCGGTGGGTTTATAGGGGGGATAGGGGTACGACGTAACATGGAGATAAGCGCGGAAGGCCGAAGAAGGCTAGACGGAAGATTGACAGACACCGAGAGGCCCATTGTTGAGGGCCTACTCACGGACGCATGGAAGAACAGGAGTGACCCAAAGCCGACTGACAGATTGGCCGTCGTCGCCCTTGAAGTACCATGGAGGACAGCGAAGGACGGAAGCAACGGGACCCTAGTGATAGGGGTAATCAAAATGGGGACACTTGCGACCGTGTTCCTACGCAACGAGTCCCAGTTGGTGAAGGCGAACCAACTTGAGGCCAATCGTCTCAAGTGGCTGATACCCAAGAGGCCAACAGGCCCGAAAGCGAGGAAGTTCCTCAATAGGAGGCGTTAGAGGAGCATGGCGGCGAAAGGTATAAGAGGAAACCCCCCTATGTACCCCCATGGCGGCCTGTGAGGGGTTGCGGCGGAGTGAAACGAATGCAAAAAATAAGGACCGGGTGTTTTGTAGTTATGAACAACAGGACTTATAAGCAAACACTCGCTCGCAAGTCCCGTAGGGTATAGCCTACTAGGAGGAAAATGAAAATGAACGAGAAACGAGAGGAATGGAGAGAGGAATGTGAAGCCGGAATGCGCTGGCATGGAGGCCATGTATGGGAAGAAAAAGCCCTATATAGCGTCCATGTGGGCTTGGGTGACGTTATCGTCACGGACATTGACATAGTCTGTCGGGACTGTGGCGAGCGACGAAACGTAGTAGCGACGACTCGCATAAAGCAGGACTAGACGAGGAATAGGTAAGCCTTTTGTAGTTCCGGGGGGAGGCGAGGCGCACACCGTTGCCCCTCCCCCCACCACTACTACAAAATGGTTTGTAGTTCCGACCCCCCGACACAAACCAACAACTACAAAACCTATTGTAGTTACGGGGAGGCGCGGCCACCTAGAAACTACAAAACACGATGACCGAAGACTATATATAGGGCACACCGACTCGGAGTAACATGGAAGGAGGAAGAATAGCCATAGTACTACCGCATCAACTTGCGATAGTGCGAGCAGAAATGAAAACAACGCTAGAAGACGACGGAGAGTTCGGAGAGGGTCAAGGCTGGGTCACATACTCAGCACGCGACTACCTGCCCTTCGGTATAACACCTTCGGTGTTTTGGGATGCACTGTCCTACCTAGCCCAAGAGGGCGAGTGCTGGATGGACGAGGACATGGTCGAGTTCGGTGACGACGACACCGAGTGGAGCAACCGCGTAACCAGCATGAGCATCTGGATAACGCGGGACTAGACGGTATATATACCTTTGGACGGGGGGGCCTCGGCCCCTCCTCCGCTTTACTTTTCGCACTAACCTGTTTTGTAGTTCCTAGTGTAGTTTTTGCACTGGTGGGTTTTGTAGTTTTTGATATGGTGCGGCGCGGAGCGTAACTACAATATGTTTTGTAGTTCCTGCGTCCCCCCAGCAGTCGTGTGCTACAAAATGATTTGTAGTTATCGGGAGCCGCCCCCGATAGGGTGAGAAACTACAAAACATCTGCTACCGGTGTGTTCATATACTGGTGTCCCCTCCGCTGTTCATGGTGAAGACACCAGAGGAGGAGCGATATGACGTTTTTGTCTCGCTGCTCATAAAGGAAGAAGAAGAAGAAGAGAAAGAGACGGACGCGGAGGCGCGAGCGCGCTGCGAGTACCTATGCGACCAGTACGGCATGGGGCCAAACGGGGAGTATCCTGACTTTCAGAACTAGACGGACACACGCAACCGGGGGAGGGGGGTCACTCCCTCCCTCGTCCTTTCGCGGTAAATGTTTTGTAGTTTCTCACCACCGCGCCGCGTCGCGCACCGCGCTCCGCTACTACAAAATGATTTGTAGTTCTCACCTTAAGCCTTGCCCCGACAACTACAAAACGATAGGTATGTTGCTTCTTAGAACTACAAAACCCCTGACCGGTGGGTTCATATACTAGAGTGCTGTCCGATGTTCATGGCTTGCAGACACACGCCGGAAGACGCGATAATGATGATTGCCGATGAGGACAGCGGAACCGCCCTCATCGTTTGCGGGTGCATGTGGGGGTGCGCTTGATGTCGAACTACTACGAGGGAGGCAAGACCGGCAGCGGGGTAACGAAGTTGCTGGGGGGCGCGTGCGAGATGCAGACCGAGAAGAGGATGAGCGGGCACAACGAAGACTTAATAAGGAGACATAAGGAGCGCGTAGCATAGGCGGAGGCGGCGCGCCACATGTTCAGCCTCTTCCCACGAAAGGCACCCATCGTTTTGTAGTTCCTAAGCGGTGGCCCCTTTTGTAGTTTTCGTTTTTGGGCCTTTTTTGTTTTGTAGTTTTTGAGTCCGGGCCTTTTTTGTTTTGTAGTTCCTACCCCCCGGCCCGCGCTAGATACTACAAACTGTTTTGTAGTTGTGCCCCCTCGGCCCAACTGAGTAACTACAAAACTCCTAGTCGATGGGTTCATATACCCATGCCCCCTCTCAGCAATTGGAGGTAACCAAGAATGACCACAGTAGCATACGACGTCGTAGTGACCATGACCGTTGAAATCGACGCTGCGGACTTGATTGACGACTGCGCACGCAGTCGCATCGAGTGCAGCGTTGACGACATCGGGGATGCAGTCATCCACGACCTTGACATCAGCCCCGCTTAGTCGGGCTAGATGGTGACGGACTTACGCAAACCGGCCCCCCCGCTGGGGGGGTCGGCCCCTTTTTGGTATCAGAGGTTTTGTAGTTTTTGATAGCGCCAAGCCCGCAGGGTCTTTTGTAGTTTTTGGATTTTGTAGTTTTTTGGACTTTTATCTTTTGTAGTTTTTTGGACTTTTATCTTTTGTAGTTTTTATGTTTTGTAGTTTTTGACGATGAATGTTTTGTGGTTCTTAGCCCCAGTTTCGGCCCGTACCCAACCCCGTGTCTGAGACGAGATGGAGGCTTATAGTCTTTCGCTAGTATTGTTCATTTCATGTTTTGTGGTTTTGAAAAACGCCGATTCTGTTGAAATTAGAGGGGGTGAGATATGGCGAAATTGGGCCTGTCCGGGTGTCTCAGAAATGAAATTAAGTTGGGAGAAACTTGGGTTTAGGGCCTTCTGAGAGGGGGTCAAAATGACCCTCTCGGCGCGGGTAGAAACTCCGTGAATCGAAAATCAACAGACATTGAAAAAACGTTGCACCGAACGGCTGTCTCGCGGGGGGGCGCCTAGTAGAGGCAAACCAAGCATTCAATACCCCCCCCTCGCTCCGGTGGGCATGGACGGCGTGAATAACGACAACCTAGGAGGAGCGGCGCTAATACCAGCGTCAATGACAGCCTCCACGGAGGGCACGAATAGCACCGTGCCCGCCGTGGAGTTAGTAGGATGGTTCTCGGAGGACCTTGTGACCCTAAGCGGTGACACCTACAAGACCGTAAGCGGAGCAATCCGCCACGGTCTACACCGAGTGAGGATTCCGCTCGTTGACTGGTTCGCAGCAAACAATATCGTCTTCGACGGTCAAGACCCTGCATTCTTCAGCAAGGTGACAGACGGCACAAGCCGTGCCAGTGCTTACAACAAAGACCACTTCGGGAGGGTCGTGAACATGGCCCTTACTGACTTCAACCGAGTGACATCCGTAGACCTAGTAACCGGACTAAGAGCAAAGTGCCGATGTGATGATGAGGCTTGCTTCATCCACACATGGGAGAAAGAGGGCGGCTGCGGCCTCCCTGCTCTAGGAAACGAGCCAATGCACATTACCGGCGACATAGCACCCGAATACCATAGGAACGCCCACTTTGGCCTCATCAAGACCACGGCCCGCAGGGTAGTTCACCAAGTCCCCATTCTAGGGGTACGATACGACAAGGAGGGCAACCCTGCTCGACTCATCGTAGTTGGCATGAGGGTGGCAACCCAGCGCTCCGGTGCTGGCAAGTCAGGCGGCTCCAAGAGTGTCGCTTTCCGATACATCACCACCGACCCATGGGGATGCGGTAAGAGCAAGTGTGACGGGACATGTGGCGGGTTCGATACCCACCTTCTGTTCACACTGGTGATGACCAAGTACGGAGTCACACAAATGGCAATCGACCCAAGGACCAGCAACGTAGCAGATGTCATATCTCTGCTAGAGGCACAAGTAGGGAACGCCGTAGTATCGGCAACACCCTTCACGACTTTTGGGGGTGATATCCCGAACTGATTTCGGTTGGAGTCAGTCGGTCCACTCTGGACTGGCTGGCTCCCTCTGAAAAACATGTGTTCTAAGCCGGTCGGCGGGGGTGGATGGGGGTGTGGAAGGGTAGGGGTGAAAGACGGCCGCAGAGGGCACGCAAATAGCCTAGAATCGGAATTCTGAGTCGGATTCGGAATTCGGAAAACCGATTTTTGGTTTTTCGGTTTGGGTCGCCAAATCTCAGATTTACTCGGCAAGGCTATTAGCCTAGCAGTACGCTGAATTTACGACAATTTTTTTGAAAATTTTTCAGATTTTTCTCCACTCTCGGACCATCTGTTTCATGCTGTTTTTCCAGTAATGGCGCTCGCTCATCTCCATCTCTCTCATATACATGAAAAGACGTGAGTTTTGCATGGCAGTCCACCGCGAAGGAACTTCTTTGTTCACTCTTTCGCAAATCTCATTAGTCTCTCTCCACTCATTGAAGAACCCTTTCGTCATTAGAGTACCCAAAATGTGTCTATACAGTTCTTGTCTTGGCATTGGTCCGCTTCTCTTTCTTTCGCTCATCTAAAACCCTCTCTTGTTTATCACTTTACCGCCAACTCCGGAACGCTCTCTATTGAGGCCCCTTGTTGCGCCGCCCATCCATTCGCCCCCCTTCATAGTTTTCATAATCACAGGCATATCGGGCGTCCTGTATGTGAATTGGTCTATGGCGTGTGCTAAGGCCATAACAGTATCGTTATGCCTACCCAAATCAACAATTAAGCCGTCACGCCAAGCATGGGTCTTCATCTCATCTAGGATAACTTCAACCATCCTACGAGTTTCATCGTTACCATAGGGGAACACTACCATTTCTCTCTCAAACCAAACCCTAAGCCTGTTGAGGAGTCCCTGCTTCAATGTTCTGTTGCTAACCTTGCTTGGGCGGTAATCCACTACCGCACCCTTCTGCTGTATCAGCGTTTCATACATTTGTTGGAAACCCACGTCCTCGGCGGCTATCGCAGCACTATATCTCTTGGACCACTCTATCAAAACGTCTGTCTGCTTATCTGGTGGGAAGTCATTCCGCCTCCACATATTTACGAAGTGTACGAAGCCCTGCTCGTCCTGCCTAAGAACAATCAAGACCGTGAAGTCCTGCCCCAAGCCCTGTGACGGGTCAAAACCTATCACATACCTACTGTTATCCATCTTCTCTTTCTGTAACACTATATCCATATCGAGATTCTTGCGTACTAGATTCTGTGGATATACCGCTGAGTCATCATCAACAACCCGGCATAAGAACTCCTGTGCGAACTCCAAGTCCCCAATAGCAGCGCGCTGCTCCATAAGATACTTGATACTACGGTGTTCGGGCCATAGAGGAATGGGTTTGACCTTCTCCTCACTGGACTTCCACTCATCATAGTTTTTCACGCTACTCCAAATACCAGTTTTCCACATGAGATTTTCAAGCATCTCACTGTGGTAAAGGTCGGTCATAGACATAGGAGTACCTACGACATAAATAGAGGAGTTGGGGTCTAGCATGGGTGTGATTGCCTTTCTGAACCACTGTTGTAAAGTACGTGGGTTCATTTCGTCGCTGTCAACCAACACGTCATCAAACGCTACGCACGCGGGATGCTCCCCACGAATAGCAGAACCAACAGACGTAGCCATAATCCAAGCCCCGTTAGTAAAGTGAATCTCAGTCTTGTTACCCTTCTTAGGGTCTAGGTAACGAGATAACTGGGGGTGTCGCTTAAGGTCATCCCTTATCTCTTGCAGTCTTCTAATAGCAGTATCCTTACTCGCTGAAATCAACCAGCAGGTGAAGGGCCTGTTTCCATTCCACTTCTCAAAAAGACACTGGTGTAGTAGTTTAACCCTTAGAGTAGTACTCTTGCTGTGCCCTCTAGGAGCGATAATACAGACACGGTGTACTTCCGCGCCCTTTCTCTCACCGTACATATCCATCCACTCACCGATATGCTCTCCCCATGTGTAACCAAGCCACTCATAGAAAT